CAATAAGAAATCCTGAAACAGCAGAATTGATTAGAAGTGCTTTTATAACAAGAAAAAATCATAGAATAATTGAAGCAGATTATAGTGGTGCAGAAATTAGTGCTGCTACTTGTTATCATAAAGATCCTAATATGATTAGCTATATAAAAGATCCTACAAAAGATTTGCATAGAGATATGGCTGCTCAGATTTATATGCTTCGTAGAAAAGAAGTTTCAAAAGAAGTTCGCTATTGTGGAAAAAATAAATTTATCTTTCCTCAATTTTATGGTGATTGGTATTTAAGTTGTGCTAAATCTTTATGGGTAGCAATAGAAGAAATGAATTTATGTGCTGGTGATGGTTTAAATTTATACGATCATTTATTATATAAAGGTATTAAAAAGTTAGGTGCTTGTAATCCTAAAGAACGACCGAAGAAACATACTTTTGAATTACATCTAAAAGAAATTGAAGATGACTTCTGGCATAACCGTTTCCAGGATTACGGACAATGGAAATTAGACTGGTGGAATGATTATGTTAAGAATGGATTCTTTACTAGCTTAACTGGCTTTCGCATAGACGGTCTTATGAATAGAAAAGAAGTAATTAACTATCCTATCCAAGGAACTGCTTTCCACTGGCTCCTATGGTCTTTAATACGCATCCAGAAGCTATTGAATAAGTATAATATGAGATCTAAAATTGTAGGGCAAATTCATGATAGTATTGTTGCTGATGTACATCGAAAAGAAAAAAGGAATTATTTAGAAATAGCTAAACAAGTAATGACTTTAGATATTAGAAAACATTATAAATGGATTAACGTCCCCTTAACTATTGACGCAGAAATAACCCCTATAAATGGAAATTGGTATCAGAAAAAGGAAATTATAATTTGAGTTATAAAAAGTTTTTAAAATCAAAAAATAATATAAATACTATGGATGGGTTCGATCCTATATGGATGCCTGATTTTCTATTTGACTTTCAGAAAGATTTAACAACATGGGCTATTCAAAAAGGTAGAGGTGCTGTTTTTGCAGATTGTGGTCTCGGTAAAAGTATTATAGAATTAGTATATGCTCATAATATAGTACAAAAAACAAATGGAAATATTTTATTGATAACTCCTATAGCTGTTGGAAATCAAATGTTAAAAGAAGCTGAAAAATTTGGGGTTGAAGATGTTTCACGCTCAAGGGACGGTTCCATAAAATCTAAAATAACAATTACAAATTATGAAAGATTGCATTATTTTGATCCCAAAGATTTTACCGGAATTATTTTAGATGAAAGTTCAATTTTAAAAAATTTCAAAGGAGCTACTAAAAATAAAATAAATATATTTGTTAGAAAAATTAAATATCGTCTATTAGCTACGGCCACTGCTGCTCCTAATGATTTTATTGAACTTGGAACATCATCCGAGGCTTTGGGTTATCTTGGTTATATGGATATGCTTTCTAAATTCTTTAAAAATGATCAGAATAATTGTGCAACTAATAGAAGAGGTCGATTTACAGAACAAACAAAATGGAGATTAAAAGGGCACGCTCATTCTGCTTTTTGGAGATGGGTTGTAAGTTGGTCAAGAGCTGTTAGAAAACCTTCTGATTTAGGATATGATGATTCAAAATTTGAACTCCCAAAATTAAATGAAATAGAACATGAATTACAAGTATCACGTGCTCCGGAAAAAGGAACATTATTCACCTTACCAGCAAAAGGTCTTAAACAAGTTAGGGATGAAAGAAGAGCTACAATACAACATAGATGTGAAAAAGCAGCTGAGATAATAAATAATACAAAAGGACATGCTGTATTATGGTGTAATCTAAATGATGAGGGTAATTTATTAGAAAAACTAATACCAGATGCTATACAAGTAAGTGGTAGGGATACTGATGACAGTAAAGAAAGTAAACTAACATCTTTTACAGCTGGTAATGATAGGGTTCTTATTACAAAACCAAAAATAGGAGCATGGGGTTTAAATTGGCAGCATTGTAATAATGTTACTTTCTTTCCTGCTTATTCTTATGAACAATATTACCAAGCTATTAGAAGGTGTTGGAGGTTTGGTCAAAAAAGAAAAGTTAGAGTTGATTTAATTTACACGCAAGGAGATAGAAACGCTATTAAAAATTTAAGAAGAAAACAAAAACAAGCTGACGACATGTTTACTAATTTAGTTCAAGAAATGAATAATGCAATAGAAATAAATACTACAACAAAATTTGATAAGAAAGTGAAGGTTCCCTCATGGCTATAAAAAAACAAAAAATTACTAAAGAATTTGCTATATATAATGGTGATTGTATTGAAGTTATGAAGGATATGAAAAAGGAATCCATACACTTGTCAATATACAGTCCTCCTTTTTGTGGATTATATCATTATTCAAGTAGTGAAAGAGATTTATCTAATGCAGACAGCTATGAAAATTTTTTCGATCATTATAGATTTGTTGTTAAAGAGTTATTTAGATTAACAAAAAAAGGAAGATGTACAGCAGTCCATTGTACAGATATTCCAAGTAGTAATTCAGGTAAAGACCATCTTACTGATTTTCCAGGGGATATAATTAAACTACACGAAGAAGAAGGTTTTCATTATATTGCTAGGCATTGTATTTGGAAAGAGCCTTTTGCAGTTCGTTGTCGAACGATGCAAAAAACTTTAGCTCATAAAACATCTGTGGATGATTCTATTTATTGTGGTGTAGCCTCTGCTGATTATCTTTTAATTTTTAGAAAGAATGGTCAAAATGAAACTCCTGTAACACATCCACAAGGATTTTTTGAATATCATGGTGAAAAAGTAATGCCTACTAAAATTTTAAAATATAAAAAATATAAAGGCAATCAAATTAAAAATATATATTCTCATTGGATTTGGCGGCAGTATGCAAGTTCTTTCTGGGATGATATTCGATTAGATAATGTATTATCTTTTAAAGAGGGCAGGGGTGAAGATGACGAAAAGCATGTACACCCATTACAATTAGATGTTATAAATAGAGTTATTGATATGCGATCTAATCTGAAAGAAATTGTATTAACTCCTTTTATGGGAGTTGGTAGTGAGGTTTATGTTGCTGTTAAAAATGGCAGAAAAGGGATTGGGATTGAATTAAAAGAAAGTTATTATAGACAAGCAATTAAAAATATAGTACTAGCTAAAAGTAAATTCAAAAAAGGAAAACTCTTATGAAAAAAGAACTTTACAAGAAACACCGTCCACCGAAACTAAAGTATATAGTAGGACAAGATTCAGTCGTTAATATGATCGAAAAGATGGTCGAAAAAGATAGGATTCCTCATACGATTCTTATTTCTGGTCCATCTGGTTGCGGAAAAACTACTATTGCCAGGATTCTTAAAAAAGAATTGCAATGTGGCAAAGCTGACTTCTATGAAATCAATGGTGCTGATAAAGGTGGTATTGATGATATGCGTAGGATTCGATCTAATATGCATAGAGCACCTATTGCCGGTGATTGTAGAATATGGCTAATAGATGAAGCTCATAAGATAACAGCAGCAGGGCAGGATCAACTCCTTAAAATGCTTGAAGATACGCCAGAGCATATTTACTTTATACTATGCACAACTGATCCGCAGAAGTTAAAGAAAGCAATTAAAACTAGAAGCACAGAATTAGCGGTTAGAAATTTAAGTGATAGTGATCAACTAAAAGTTATTAAAAGAATCTGCAAAAAAGAAAAGATAGATATAAAAAGTAAGGTCATTAAAAAGATAATTGAGTGTAGTGAAGGTTCTGCTCGTAAGGCTTTAGTTTTACTAAATCAAATTATGGATTTAGATACTGAAAAGGATATGATAGAAGTAATTCAAAAAACTTCTATGGAGGTCCAGGCTTTTGTTATTGCAAGGGCTTTAATAAACCGAGGAACTAAATGGCCGGCTATGTCTAAAATATTAAAAGATACTGCTAACGAAGATCCTGAAGGAATTAGATGGATGATTTTAGGATATGCTAAAAGTTGTTTATTAGGAAATGTTGGTGGCAGGGCTTATAATATAATTGAATCTTTTAGAGATAATTTTTATGATTCTAAACACGCTGGATTAGTAGCTGCTTGTTATGAAGTTATAGTACCGGCATAAAATAATTTTAAAGATTTATTGAAAAAGTAAGCGAGTTATCTGTATAATATAATAGAAAGGTATTTTTAAATGGCAAAAAAGAAAAAGAAACGTAAAGACCCGTTAGAAGAATTTGATTTTTTTGATATTGACAAAACCCGATTAGATGAAGAATGGGTTAATCAGCCAAAGCTATTTTTTAAGTATGCGGCTGAATTAGCTTTAGCACAGAAAAAAGAATCAGAAGCAAGGGCAGCAAGGGAAACAATTAAAGCAGAATTATCCAAAAAGATTAGAAAAGATCCTGGTAAATTTGGCTTGGACAAAGCAACAGAAGCAGCTCTCACTAATGTTATGATGACCTTAACTGAATTTAAAGAAGCACAAGCAAAGCTGCTTAGATTACGATATAGAGTTGGACTTATACAGGCAGCAGTCAATGCTTTACATCACCGAAAGTCTGCTTTAGAAAGATTAGTGATGCTTCATGGTCAAAACTATTTTTCAACACCAATAACAGAAAGAATATTACCTACTGATCCTTTACAAGAAGTAATAGATGATGCATTAAAATTTAATGCTAGAGATAGAACTATGAAAAAGAAAAAAGTAAAGAAGCGTAGGAGAAAAACTAAATGAAAATAATTTTAATAACATTAGGTATTTGTCTACTAATACCTATCGTAGTTTATTTTTGTGTAAAGTTTGGAACGGTAGCTTTTTATAGAGCTAAAAAATTTATGAATAAATAAATATTAATTAGAAGAAAGGTAGTTAGTTAAATGGCAAAGCGAAAGAAAAAAGGTAAGAAGAACAGAAGTGCAGCAGGAAATACGAAAAGACGTATGGAAACTCATACAAGTGGATTTGATAATACAGTACTTAATATTCCAGAAGGTGCTGAATTATTTAAACTTGAATCAACAAAGCCAGTACGAATAAATGTACTGCCTTATGAAGCTGGTAAGGGTAATAAGTTTGCTGATCCTGGCAGCTTATATTGGGAAAGAACTTATTATGTACACCGTAATATTGGAACTGATAACGGTTGGTATGTTTGCCCGAAAAAGACATCTGGAAAGAAATGTCCTATCTGTGAATTTATCTCAAAGTATTGGGATGATGATGATTATGAAGAAGAAGATTTGAAGAAGATGGGTGCAAGTCAAAGGCAGTTGTTTAATGTCTTTGATATTAAAAATCCTGATAAGGGAGTTCAACTTTGGGATATATCTCATCATTATTTTGGTAAGCAACTCGATGCTAAACTTCGCAATGCAGACGAAGATGATGATTATGAAACATTTGCAAATGAAGATAGTAAGTTGACACTCAAGTTAGGTCTTGAAGAAAATCATTATGGTGGTAAAACTTCTTATAAAGTCACTGATATTGATTTTAAGAAACGTAAAGAGCATATGGATGATGAAACTCTTGAAGCTGTTTATGTTTTAGATGATTTGCTTAAAATTTTGAGTTATAAAGAACTCAAAAAGATTCTTCTCCAAATGGATGACGATGAAGATGAAGATGAAGAGGACGATTCTAAATCTAAGAAAAAAGCAAAGAAGAAAACTAAGAAATCTAAAAATGATGTCGAAGATGAAGATGATGATGTCGAAGATGTCGAAGATGATGATGATGAAGATGATGATGAAGATGATGTCGAAGATGATGACGATGATGATGATGAAGATGATGATGAAGATGATGTCGAAGATGATGACGATAATTTTGATGACGAAGATGATGACGAAGACGATGATGATGATGACGACGATGATGATGTTGACGAAGACGAAGACGAAGACGAAGACGAAGACGAAGACGAAGACGAAAACGAAAACGAAAACGAAGACGAAAACGAAAACGAAGACGAAGATGACGAAGATGACGAAGAAGATGAAGACGAAGATGAGCCTGTAGAGAAAAAGGCAAAGAAGAAAGCAAAGAAGAAAGCTGCTAAGAAAACAACAAAGAAAAAAGCAGC